TCGTTTACTTCGGACATTTCTTGTTTCTCCTCTACTGGGGTTACTTCTTCATTTAACACTACTTCTTCGGGCTCTTGGTGGATACTCGCTGCGACTTTGGTGATGTTTGCTGCATCGCCAAAAGCGCCGATCGGAACTAGGGACAATTCCATCCAGTCGGCGGCCTCAATGACCATTGTGCCTTCTTCGTCGTACGAGAACTTGGTTGGATTTACGCCAACGGATACTTGGTCAATGGTGCCATCCATGGCCATGACAAGAGCGTCGTTGCCGAGGCTGGTTGCGCTGATTTTGGCGCTAAACAACATTCCTTGCTCGGTTTCTGCACGTTCCGTGACAACGCCGACTGGCATATCAGCCTGGTGGTACATAAATAGACGTGGTGCTTTGCCTTCAACTGGCAATGAGCCTGGACGAAAGATCACAGCTGTGCCATCGCTGACTACTGCCGGCACGTTGTATGGGACGGCTACTCCGCTTATGGTGCGTCGTGGTGCGTCGCCTTTGGCAGCGTCAAGCGTGAACTCTCCTGCAATTAGTTTGATCATCGTGATAACTCCTCTTGTGTGTTTTCTCTAACAATTACTTCGTCGTCTGCGCGGTCGGCCATAAAGTTTTCTTCTAGGTATTCGTCAGCGTCAAACTCAACATAAGTGCCACGCGGTAGCACGTTGTCCATTGACAATGCGCTTGCAATTGCGTCGGCATACAACTTCACGCCAAACAAGTACAGATCCGCACGCGCCTGTTGGCTTGACTGGTACGAGTATGCGCCAGTTGCCACGCCCACCAAATATGGGGGTACATTTGCTAGGCGTGACATTTCAAGCGCCTGATATTGCGATGCTTCAATCAATAGCATCTTGTCTGGCGTGCTGTTTGTTTCCGTGTATGTCAAATACTCGTTAAGCGCAGCAGTTTGATTTGTTGCTCGAGCGGCATTAAACGCGCTAGCCAAATCAGCCAACTCTTGCGCGCTTAATGGTTCGCCACCAGTTTGTTTTAGTACGCCGGCAGGGATGCTTGACGATGCGTTACGGTTGCGTGCTGCTTCAAGTTTTAGCGCGGTTTCTATTGCGCCTGGTGCCGAGTAGATCATGCCTTGCGCTGGTGATAGAAATTGAACAAGGTTTGCTGGGTCTAACATTCCGCCGTTGAAATACACTTCTTTGGATGGTGCGAACCAGACGGGACCAACCATGTCGGTCGTGGTTATTGAGCCGGCAGGCAAACGGGTGTAGGACGCGGCGTAACCGTCAGCGGTGCGTGATGTGATGTACCAGAATGCGCGACCAAACATCATGAGATCGTCAAGTGTCCAAGACATGATGAACTGATATGGCACGGTTGGGTCTGGTCGGCGCAACCATGAACGTGGCGCAATGTACACTTTTTCCATTTCGTCGCCGTTCCACATTTCGTTGTACATACGCAATGGCATTGAACCAATTACTGATGCCATCAAATCTCGAGCGCGGTTGATTGTTGGAACGCTAATTGCGCGGTTGCGTGCTTCGCCTTCTTGGTAACTGTAGTACTGGCCGATCATGCTTACGCCGGCAGCGTTACTTGTGTAACCGCCAGCAACCGCAGCTGCCACGCTTGGCGCTGGGCTTATTGCTGCTTTTTTGGTTTTGTTAAAGATCGCCATGTTCCTACTTTGTCATACAAGTGGCAACCGCGCATGACTTATCCGATTCCGACAAAAGGCAAGGTGCGCGGTCGCCGCGTTTATCTTAGTTATTTACCGCGACAAGCATGGGCTTTCCGCTGTTAACTGGACGGGCACACATGCCAATTCCCCAGACCATTGTTCGCGCTAATTCAATAGGCCCTGGACTCCGCTTACTGGACAAAACTATGGTGTTATCCGTGCGTACCGCAACCGCGCGCTGAACGTGTTCGGCTAACAGTTTTTCTCCTGTGTGCAGTAAGCGTGCTTCGGCGATCATGTTTTTGGCTAGCGGTGTAAACCGTCCAAGTTCGGCGTAGCCGACCACGACCCTGCGGCGCTCAATGTTCGGTGGGCACGTTGCGTCCACGGTCGGCGACAGGGCGAACCTGATCGTCGGGTCTTTGGCAAGTTCATGCACGTTTTCCCACAGCTCTGTAATTGACTCGGCAATAAATGCCACGGTGACAAGCACCCGACCGTCTGACAGGTTGACGCATCTGGTCGCGCTGTATCGGGAATCGTCCAGCGAAGACTCGATCGCCACGACCCCACCGCTAGGGATGTCACCTGTGTATTCCAATGACGGCCAACGACCTGGCTCAATCCATCCGCGCACAACACTTACCCAAAGGTTTAGGGATGCGCGCAAAAATGATGCACGATCAGGGTTGGTGGACTCTTGCCTGATGGTGTCCATGTCCAACGTGTGGCCAAGTGCAGGATTACCCCACGCCCATGACGCTGGATGCAACGGGTCAAGACTTGGGTCAGGCGACCATTCCGCCATATACATCGTTGACGGCTCACCTTTGTCAATTGCTCGAATGCCAGCCTCACGCCAACGCTGAAACAGCACCGATTCTTCCGTGCCAGCCGTGCTAAAGAAACACGCCAAGGGATTTTTACGTGCGCGCTGTGCCGGCAACAGACCGCCTTCTACAGAGTCAGGGTTGACGTCAAAAAGTTCGTCAACGATCACTAGGTCAATGCTCATACCGTGACCTTGGTTTGGCTTTAATGCTTTTACCCACCACTTGCTGCCGTCTGGCATTGTGGCCTGATAACGGCCGTACGACTTTACGATCTTGGCTCCGTAATACTCCTCAAGGATTGGTGCCAAATCATCAAACAACAAGCAAGCCAAATCCAAGCGGTGCGCGCCCGAAACAACAGTCTGCTTACCGCCTCGAATCTTTGGCATCTCCACAAGCCAAAACAAGATCAACGCCTGAATAATTGTTGTCTTACCGTTCTGACGCGCAACCGACACAAGGCTCGAACGATGCACAAACTTTTGATCAGCGTCAACCGCCAGAATTCCCTCAAGAGCATGTATTTGCCAAGGCATCAAATCAATCTGAAGCACCTTCTTAGCCATGTCCCCCACAAGTCCAGCTAGTGAGCCGGCATGGTCTGGGATGATCGTTTCCAGTCTCGGCCGATCATGGCCAGTTGGCGCCAGTTTAGGCTGATCAGGGCTGGTGGCGACAAAATGATGGATGGGGCTCGGGGGCATCTCGGAGCTGTATAAAAAATCGTTTATTGCTTTTTCCCTTGCGTGTTTTGCGTTGGCTAGTTTTTTGTTTCGGTATGTTGCTCCGCGCGCAGAGTTGCATGGCTTGCATGCTGCGACGTATCCGTCTTCTATTGTTCCACCCTTGTCCGATTCGACTAAGTGATCTAACTCTGTTGCTGTGTTGCGTTTGCACCAATGACACAATGGTTGGTCGCGCAGTAGTTCAGCTCGTGCCTGTTTGTAAACCTGCGTGTCGTGTTCGGTTAGTTTGCGTGTCATGCTCGCGCGCTTCGCTTGCGCTGACGCGGCGCTTGCGCGCCTTGTCCTCGGTTTGTGTGAGTGTTGTTTGTTGTCGGGTTCATGTCGGTGCTTTCTTTGTTTGTTAACTGTATGTCATCTGGTAGGTCAAGAGATGTGTGAATGCTCCACCCACCAGATTGCCCAACCTGGTTCCCTTTGCACTCACTAGCCGATTATGTTTACGGCTCGCCTCGACGCTTTGCCCGTTTCATTTCGTCTTACATGATTCGGGGCGCGCCGATCTACCCGCGTTACCGCGACCTCTACCCGATCAGACGCGACTCTGATAGGTGCTTGCTACTAGCCGATTGTTTACATTTTTGGATTGCTCAAGGTGTAGAGAATGTACTCCATGTCACTTGGCTTCCAAACCGCTGCATGACATCCAGCCAACTCACACGCCTTCAACCAAACCTTCTGCCCAGGTGTTGTCTTACCCTTCTCCGCTTTCAACTCAATGACCAACGGCCGACCGCCTTGGAATGGGTGCACCATGAATAGATCAGGAAACCCCACATCACCCTGCACATGTGTCGCCCAGCGCCCTCGAGTGTTTTGTGCCGGCAGATCGTGATGCACTAACCAGCCGTAACGCTTGGCAATACTGATCACCACATCCTTAAAGTCGGCTTCGCTGATTTTTGCGTCTAACTTCACAACGATTCCGACCAAATCTTGTCCGCAAAGTGATTAATTGCCCACCTAATCTTTTGCTTTGCTTTATCTTGTTCATCGCGCAGCTCTGAATAGACAACCTGCAAGCGTTCAATTGCGCTAATCATTTCATCCAACGTCATTTCAACACCTCAATGATTCTGCTTGCCTCATGTGATTTCAACAGCTCTAACACCGCTTCATCGCTGTTCAGTTCACGCTGGATTAACTCCAACAGTCGAAGATCATCCATGCCGGCATCCTTGGCTAGTTTTTTGATGTAGCCGATTTGCTTAGGTGTTGCAAATGCACCAGAGGGTGTGTGCGTTTGCGGTTGCGGTGGTGTGGTTAGGCGCTCAACTTTTTGCATTTCATTGCGTGACGGTCTAGGGCCACTAGCAGGCGCCTGCAATGGGCAGTTGGCAATTGCGCGACCGATCGCGCTGGTTTCACAGTTTTCTACAAATGAGGTTGAGTTGACACCGCGGTCGCTTTTAATTTCTTCTGCGTAGCCCGTAGATACTGGCACCTTGTCTTCTTTGTCGGCGTATAGTTCGCAATAGAACACGCAAGCGTCGCCTGTGTAGTTCATCATCATCGTGTACACGCGCCCGTTCGGGTATGCAGCCCACCAGCGCACAAGCCGTTGCTCGACTGTTTCGTAGTTGCTTAAGTCAAAGCCCATTAGATGCCTGCCCAGACGCTTAGACGTTGTGCATGGTCATGTGCGCCACCGCGCTGTGCGTATGCCAGTTCGCCTGTGTTGCGGATAATGCCACGACGCGCAGCTGCGTTTAGCCGTCCTGCGATGCCCTTCGTAACAGGGAATTGGTCGCCCAGGTGCTTCCAAATATCGTCAGATGTGAAAAACCCTTTAGTCCGCGCAACGTGCACAATTGCAGCGTCAACTTTGCGCTGTTCTTCTGGTGTCCATTTCGTGTCTGCGCTTGCTTGCGATAATGCCATGCCAACAGCAAACGGTTTTTTTGCCGGCACACGGCCGTCGCACACAAAGTGTGTTTTGCCTGTGATCTCTGGGTAGGCAATTGAGCCTTTGCAAATCGTGCAGGTTTTCATTGTCGGAATCTCCCTTGTCGGTTAGGAATGTGCTTGTAGTGCTTTGATTGCTAGATCGAGTGTAGTCACATCGTGCAATGGCATCGGG